CGACGTGGTCGGCGTGTGCCTGGGCGATCTGCAGCATCGCCACCGAATGAGCGAACCGCCCGTTGTCGAGCTTTGTGGCCAGGCCCTCTTCGATCAGCGAGTTCAGGTACCGATTGATGTTGGCCGGGCTTTCGCCGAGCGCCTCCGCCAACTCCTGGTTCGAAAGTCCACTGATGGTGTGGCCCTTGAGGGCTTTGAGCACCCGCAGCATGCGAACGCCGGATTTGTTCGTTTTCTTGGTCGCCATCAGCGTTCTCCTTCAGTGGATGATTCTGTTTGCGTCGGCTTTGCCGCCGAACGTTTGTTCGGTGCGGCGCGGTCCTGGGCGTTTCGGCGCTGTTTGGCGAGCCGGATGACCGCGCCGCGGACGGTTTGCCACTTCGGCTCCCGCCCGGTTTCCCGGCGCAGCGCGTCGGCGATCTGATCCGTGTCGGTATCGGTGAAGAACGGGGCGTACGGTTCCGGCACCGTGAACGCCTGGCCGTTGCGCGAGCCGGGGATGGTGTAACCCGTGATCCTGCTCATTCGTCGCCTCCAAAATCGAGTTCGGGTTGTGCGTGCTTCGCCACGTTGCCGCGGTGCAGGGCCAGGCCCTCCAGCGCGCTCTGTACCGCGGCGAGGGTTTCCACCGCCTGGGTCCGGCCGTTGTAGAACCGGATCAGGCTGCCGACTGCGGCGTTGAGGATGTCTTGGAGTTCGTGGATATCGCCCGGCTTGGCGGTCCTGCCTGTCGGGATGTCGATTACCAATTTGTTGCCGGCGGAAATCACTAGCCATCGGCTCACATAGTCGATGCCGCACGCCATTTCGTACGCCGGGATCAGGCTCGCCGGCATTTTCCCGGTGGCCAGCCACTTGTAGAGGGCATCATGGGTGACCCCCATCAGGTCGGCGATCCGCTCGACCGAGCGGTTGTGCTTCTCGCGGGCGTAGTCTTTGCAGAGTCTCAGGGCATGCAGAAGACTGGTCGGCTGAATGCGTTTCCAATTTCGGCTCATGTTCGGAAATGACCTCCCGGAGTCCTTTCCGAATAAATTCCTGTTTTCGCTCTATGCAACAACTTTGCGCCCTGTAAAAATGCCCCCGTCGCAAACAACACAACGGGGGATGTCCTCATGAGCGCCGAGGAATTCAATGAACTGGCGGGGCGGATCGAGGGCCTGGCGAATGCCGTCATGTTTTTGGCAGCCGATCTGGAAGAGCGTGGGATCATCGACGGTCATCGCTATTCGGAGTCGCTGCGCGAGATGGCCGATGTTCTGTGTTTTGAAGGTGCCCATCTTGAGGCGGCTCGGCGTACGCTTCGGGAGATGGCGAAAGACATGGACGGTGCACGTAATCGGCGCCGATCAAAGGCCGCTCGCCCGTAAAGCCGAAAATATGTTTTTTCATGGCGGGGTTCTTACTTTTTGTCGTCATAGCGGCCAGGCCAGAGTTGCGAGAGTTTCAGATCGGTAATGCGGGCGATCTCGTTCGCGATGCGCCGAGACGTCACGCGCCCCTTAATGACATTGCTGACCGTTGTTTCCGACACGCCGAGGCGTACGGCAATGCGCTTCTGGCTGCTGCCGGCCTTCCGAATGGCGGCCTTGATGTCTTCGGGGTGCATGGTGACTTCTCCGTGTCGGGGTTTTTGGGGCGCTTCGATCGCGCGGGCTAATGCGTGCATGGCGTATGTGAAAATGGTGTTTTGTCAGTGCAACTAAGGAGATCTGATTTGAGCGACGATGACCGCACATTCCAAAGCGAAACGCCCCCCGGCCCGCTCACCCTGGAGGAAGCGGAGGAATGGCTGTTGAAGCTGGAAGACATCGCTACCCTGGAACGCGATCTCGGATTCGCGACTCGATTGGTCCTTTTCAATCTCTTCGGCGCTTTGGCCAGGGCCGGCTTGATTGATGGGACGGATTTCATCGGTCGTCTGCGCAACACGCTGCCGCTCCTGGCTCACCATGAGCGGCTGGCGGTAGAAGCAGTAATCGGCGATCTGCTGCGACAATCGCAGCAGCCAGAGCCTTCCGCAGCCGAAGGTGGCGAGGGCCTGCATTGAGGGCTCCCGCCGCGCGGTCCGCTGAGCGCTGCGCTTGGAGCTGTTCGGCGCACTGCGGAATGTGAAAGGCATAGACCTGATCAGGGGGCTCGGTGGGCATGACGGGCTCTCTTTTTTTGCTCTAAAAGAAGTAGTTATTGGGCTTAGAACTTATGTTGGCGGCGATTATGTGACTAATAGATCACATCCGTCAAGAGGTAATTGTGATTGATACGTCATGTTTTGGCGCTCGATTAAGAGAAGAGCGCAAGCGGCTTGGGCTAAATCAGAGCGACGCAGCGGAGAAGTGCGGCGTTAAGCGCGAGACGTGGAGTAGGTACGAGACTGGAGGGCTGACACCAGGCATGGAGGTTTTAGCCGCAATCGCCGCCGCAGGCGCGGACGTGCAATACATCCTCACCGGCGTGCGCACGGCAGGAGTTACGGAACAGCCGGCCGGTTACGAGCTAACGCCCCGCAAAAGGAAGCTGCTCGATCTCATCGAAATGCTCGATGAAAAAGGGCAGGAAGAGATTCAGGAAGAGCTTGAAAAAATTAAACGAATGAAGGATCTGGAGCGAGAACTGGCCGAACTCAAGCGAAAGGCAAAATAAGGGGAGCCTACGGTACGGATGTCACATGACTGATGCAGTGAACTATTCACAGTTGAGACATGTAACTTCGTTGGGCCGCGTGTAACGTAAATTTTGCACCGATGGAGCGGCCAACTTCTGTTAAAAGCTTTTAGCTGGATATCACCAACAACTCAGAAAGGGGGGATCATGATGAAGCCCATGCTTTTGTTGCTTGTGGCGGCAACGCTCGCCGGCTGTGCCTTCGGACAGAAACACGACTATCTCCACGCGCGGCCGACCCTGGATTACACCGGTAAGGCGCGTCTGGCGCTGGCAGTCCACGATCAGCGGCCCTATGTCGTCAGCCATGACAAGGACGCCGATTTCGTCGGGCTGTCGCGGGCGGGTTACGGCAACCCCTACGATGTGTCCACGGCATCCGGGCACCCGCTGGCGGACGACATGGCAAGCGTGCTGGCCGCGGCCCTGGGCCGATCCGGCGCCGAAGTGACGATGGTCAAGGTGGCTCCGGGTGCGAGCCGGGCCGCCGCCGTGCGCTCCCTGCTCTCGACCCCGGCCGAGAAAGCCGTGCTGCTGTCGCTCCACGAATGGAAGTCGGATACCTATACCAATTCGGAGCTCATCTATGACGTGGAGATGGAGATCCTCAACCGGCGCGGCGATGTGTTGGCCAAAAAACGCGCCCAGGGCACCGATCAACTCGGCGGCAGCTTCTGGAACCCGCCGGCACATGCGCGGGAGGCGGTACCGCCGGCATTCCAGCGAAAAATAGAGGACCTGTATTTCGGCGACATCGCCAGGGCGCTGAATGAACCAGACGCGCACGCCTCGGCAGCGGAGGGGCAGCATGATTGAAGGACGGTTGTCCGGATAATCGAACGTGACCTGGATAGGAATCGCGATCGATGCGGTTCGTTCCTCACCGCATCCTACGGAACTATTAACAATCCCAATATGGCATTGAAGGATATTAACTAATACCCCCTAGAGTGGGTTTTGCCGGCACACCGGCAAACCCCACTGATTTCGCCAGTTAATTCACTATCGTTTATCGGATAAGTATGCTGAAACCCCTAAAGGTTCATTTATTTAAGGTTAATCCTCTGGAAGATTCTCAGCCGTTAGAAGATGTGCTCCACGTTATTGAGGCCACTCCGATTCCAAATCGATTAAGACTCATCAGTTCTCAGGAAATGAGGCTGGAGGTCTTGAAGCGGCCGCAAGATAAGCGTCCATATTGGTTATTGGACTTTGGACGTATTCGCCGCGACAACGGGCCCGGGCGGGCCAGCAAAGAAAAGCTAACAGAATGTTTCGAGTTAGAGGATGGTGATGGATTCGGTGAATTAACGGCGGCTCTATACGATGCCTTAAACGGTTGGATCTTGATTCAATTCAATGCTCATGGTCCACGTGCTGGTAGCATCGAATGCTATCTTAGTGAATTTAATAGAGCGGCCAGAAATGTTTACGAGTTCGGTGTTAGGCTAAAGGACGATGCGCAAGCCCGGTTAAAGAGAAAAAAATTGTTTACGCATCTGCAAATGAAAGTGGCTCCCGCTCAGCTTAGCGCCGCATTCCGTAATGAGAATGTGGCATTGATTTCAGCATTGAAAGCTGCTCAAGATACCTTCGGCGGCGATTACGTGAACCTCACTGTAAGCTTGGATCGTGGCGACAAAGATGGGTTGAAATTAGGCCGATGGTTAGGGGCGCTTACCCGATTGGCTTCCACAGGAGGAGCAGCGGTTAAGGCATTAAAGATCACGGGCAAAGATCCGGATCTTAAGAATGACGTAATTAATTTGCTCAGTGAAAAACTGGAACGTCAATTCACCGATTTGAAGCTTGATACTGGCTTACAGTATCCACGTGATGAGCGATGGAGGGCTCTTGAACGCGCGTATTCTGGGTGGAAGCCATACATTACCGGCAAGTCATGAGTTTATCCTTCGAGCGGTTTTATCCTTGGCTTTTGGCGTTTGCTGGCTTGATCATTGGCTGGCTTTCGCCCATTGATATTTCCCAAGAGAACCGCACCGACCTTTATTCTGCCGCAATCAGCTTAGGTTCCATTTTTGCCGGCTTCCTTACGACCACGAAGGCAATCCTCATGGCGTTGCCTTCAGACGGTCTAATCGAAAAACTGCGATCCAGTGGCTATATGCCGGACTTATCGGCTTACATTGGACAAGCAGTATTCGGGTGTCTGTTATTTTGTTTCTTAAACCTAATGGGATTTTTTAGTTTAGGAGAAGCACAGGTTTATTTTGATGCTGCTTGGTATGCTCTGGCCTTTTTCTCGGCCGCGGCATTTTGGCGTACTACGCACATTATGCTTGCAATCTTACGCAGCCATTAATAAAGACAGCGATGGAATGCGTCAGCATTACTTTTGAGTCACAACCCCTAAAACCGCCACAGCCGCGCGACAGCCTGTAACGCGCGGCATACACCCGTCCGAATCCGTCACGCGGCCCAGATCGGCGTTATAACGCTTTGTAACGCCATCATCAGTCGACACCGGAAACCGATTCCGGTTATGCTGGCATTGTCCCCTCCCCAAATTCCCCGCTGAAACGTTTCAGCTGCCCCCTGAGTTCCCGTCCCTTTAATCTGCGTTCCCATCGATGGCAATCATCCTGGAGCGCAGCCGATGTCCGAATCGAACGATCCGCAGAAAGAATCCGAAAAGCCCGCCCTGCTGACCAAGGCCGAAGTCGCGGCCTGGGTTTTCCGCGAGGTCCCCATGCTCGACGATGAAGGCAGGCCGACCGGCGAAATGGCCAAGCAGCCCGTCACAGCCGATGAGGTGTTCGCGTTCCGCGACTACGGCGATCACGTGGTCGTGGTGACGGTCGACGGCCGGAAGCTCCGCGGCGACAAGCCGAAAGCGGACACCAAGAAGGCCGCGAAATAATGGCCGTTCAAATCCCCGCATCCGGTCTCCAGGGCGAGGCGCTGCGCGAGGCGGCGACCTCGGAGTTCCGGCAGATCATCGAATTGGTCCGCTCGGCGCTGGCGAAAGCCATGTACCCGGGCCGCCCGGAGATGGGCTATGTCGGCATTGAAGCCATCTATCCCGACCGGGTCATCTGCGAGAAAGAAGGCCGCTACTGGGCGTACCCCTACACCCTGAACGACGACAACACGGTCGCGATCGGCGGACCGGTCGAAGTGATCGAGCAATACGTGCCGGTGTCGATGCGGGAAGCGGTGCGGTCGGTGTTCGTCGAGGCCGCCGAGGGCAAGCGCTGGCTCATTCGAGCGATCCGCGCCGGGCTGTCCCTGAACAACGTGTTCTATCCCGATGCCGTGCTGCGCGAGGCCGTGCCGCTGTTCGAGGGCGCGCGGGTGTTCGTCAAGTCGGACGACGAGCACGTCAAGGGCGGCGGCAAGGATGTGCGCAACCTGATCGGCCGCCTGGTCGAGGCCAAGTTCGTCGCCGGGGCCATGCCCGACTGCGGCGAGGTGCGCGCCAAGCTGGAGCTGATCCAGCCGGACGGCGAGATCGGCGTCAAGCTCCGCGAAGCCTACGACAACAACATGTCGAGCCTGTTCGGCTTCTCCATCGATGCCGACGGCACCGCCAAGATGACCGTGCGCGAGGGCAAGCGCGTCAAGGTCGCCCAATCCATCACCAAAGTTTCATCCGTGGATCTGATTGTCGAGCCGGGCGCCGGCGGACAGTTGATCCGTCTCGTCGAATCCGTCCACCCCGAGGAGCCAGACATGGCATTACGCGAACGCATGATCGAGGCGGTGAAGGCCGCCCACAACGGGCAGCTGCCCGCCAACCTGAACACCGACGACGACGCGGCGCTGGAAGCGGCGTACCGCGAAGCCGTATCTTCGAACGCAACCACGACGACGCGAGTAGGTTCCGCCGCCGGTGCACCGGCGGCGGCCGACCTCAGCGCGATCGAGGAGCGCCTCCGCATGATGGAGGCCCGCGCGACGGCTAAGATGACCATCCAGAGTTCCAACCTGCCGCAGCCGGCGAAGGACAAGCTGCTGGCCGATTTCGCCGGGCGTGAACGCTTCGTCGAGGCGGACGTCACGGCCGCGATCAACGGCGAGCGGGAGTATCTGGCCCGGTTCGTGGAGTCCGGCAAGCCGAATCTGTCGTTCGACGTGACGACCGTCGAGGATCGGAGCGAGAAGGTCGCCAAGATGTTCGACGATTTCTTCGATCGGACGAAGCCCTTGATGAGTTTCCGCGAGTGCTACATCGAGCTGACCGGGGACAAGGGCTGCACGGGCCTCCTGAAAAACTGCGACCGCCAGCGCCTGGTGGAGGCGGCCGGCGGCCGCTTTGCCGAGGCCGTTTCGGCGTCGAGCTTCGACGACATCCTGGGCAATTCGATCACCCGCGCCATGGTGCGCGAGTACAACGCGGCCGAGAACTATCGTGACTGGCGCGATTTGGTGGATACCGTGCCGATCCGCGACTTCCGCACCAACGAACGCACCCGCATGGGCGGCTACGGCAACTTGCCGGCGGTGGCCGAGAACGCCGCGTACGGTGCCCTCACCACGCCGACGGACGAAAAGGCGACCTACGCCATCTCCAAGCGCGGCGGAACCGAGACTCTGTCGCTCGAAGCCATTGCCAACGACGACGTGGGCGCGATCCGGCGCATCCCGGTGAAACTGGGCGTCGCGGCGGCGCGGACCCTGTACGAGTTCGTGCTCGATTTTCTGGCGACCAACCCGACTATCTACGACACGGCGGCGCTGTTCCATGCTTCCCACGGCAACCTGGGCGCGGCGGCGCTGTCCGCCACCACCTTCGCGGCGGCCCGGCTGGCGATGAAGAAACAGGCGGAACTCTCGTCCGCCAAGCTGCTCGGGATCATCCTTCGGCATCTCTACGTGCCGTCCGACCTGGAGGAAACGGCGTTCGACCTGTTCGTGCGCAACACCAACAACGACGAAACTTTCGTCCAGAGCCGGAAACCCAGGGTGCACGTGGTCGATTACTGGACCGACGCCAACAACTGGTTCGCGACGGCCGACAAAGCGGAAACGCCGCTGATCGAAGTCGGTTTTTACAACGGCAACGAGGAGCCGGAGATCTTCGTCCAGGACCAGCCGACCCAGGGCAGCCTCTTCAGCAACGACCAGATCAAGTACAAGATCCGGCACATCTACGGCGGCAACGTCCTGGATTTCCGCGGCTTCTACGGCGCGATCGTGGCGTAACGCGGGCAACTCCGAATGGCGCTCTCCGACTACCAAATCCTCGTGCCGAAGCTGGTCCGCGATACCGCGGGCCGGCTGACGGTCGAGGACATCGACGAAGCCTTAGGTCTGGCGGTCACCCGCTACAGCAAGGACCGGCCGCGGCGCGTCGTTGTGGATCTCAATATCGCGGCCGGCGGCAACCTCATTGACCTCCCGGCCGGGTTCGAGCCGGAGTTCAGCGCCATCGTCAGCCTGGAATACCCGGTCGGCCAAGTGCCGCCCGCCTTCATCGACGCGGACCAGTACGACCTTTACCCGATGCCGTCCGCGGTCAAGCTGATGCTGCTTTCGGCGGTACCGCCCGCAGCCGTGCTTCGGCTGACCCATACCGAACGGCATGTCGTGTCCGCTACGGAGGACACCATCCCCGTGGCGGACCGGGAGCCGGTGGCGAGCTGGGCCGCGGCGATCTGCTGCGAAGAGATCGCGAGCTATTACGCCAACAACAGCGAGCCGACCCTCATGGCGGATCGGAGCGACCAGCAGAGCCCCGCGCGGGAATACACCCGACGTGCCGAGAAGCTCCGCCAGCGCTACCTCTCCGAACTCGGCGTTGAGGACAAGCGGAATGCGGCCGCGGGCGAAACGGTGAACTGGAACCTCGGCAACAGCCTGGGCCGCGACCGCCTGACCCACCCGAACCGGTACCGCTGATGGAGATCGCGATCGATCTTGGAGGCTTCGCACAGTTCCAGGCGCTCTGGCGCCAGGCGCCGGAACTCGCCGACCGGGAGCTGCATGCGGCGATGGAGGAATCCCTCATGCTGCTGCAGCGGGAAACGGTGGAAGCGACGCCGACGGGTGCCTATGGCCTCCTCCGGAAAAGCATCATCGCCCGCGAGCCGCAGCGCCTTGCGGACGGCCTGATCGGCGTGGTGGACGTGGAGGACGCGAAGGGCCAGTACGGCTCGGTGCTGAACTACGCCGTGGCGGTCGAGCTCGGCACGAAACCGCATTTCCCGCCGATTGAGCCCTTGATCGATTGGGTCCGCGCCAAGCTCGGCGTCGAGCGGGACGAAGCGCCCGGCGTCGCGTACCGCGTGGCCCGGAAGATTGCCACCAAGGGCACCGAAGGCGCGCACATGTTCGAACGCACCCTGCAGGCGCAACGGGCGCAGGTGCAGCGGATCTTCAATGCAGCGATCCGCCGCCTGGCGGACCGGTTGGGAAATGTATGAGCAACCCGATGATTGATTTGAGATAGGCCATGACACCCGACGAAAAAACCGCCTTACGCGCCGAGATCCTCTCCGGGCCTCTCGCCGCCGAATTGGCGCCCGCCGTGGCGGCGGGCGATTTCGCGACGATCCAGGCCGCCCTGCATGATAAGGGCCGAGGCGACACGCTGCCGGTGGTGACGGTCGACCCGATCCTGAAGCGGATCGCCTGCGATCTCACCCGCTATCACCTGCACGGCCAGTTGGCGCCGGACCATGTGGTAAAGCGGGCAGAGCAGGCCAAGGCGGATCTCCGGGCGATCGCCAAAGGCGAACTCAAGATCGACGACGGCACCGGCACCCAGGCCATGACCGCGGACCCGCCGGAGTACGCCGCACCGGAGCGGACGTTTACGGCCGATTCGCTGACAGATTATTGAGGTTGACATGAGCTGTCTACAAACCGTCGAACAAGCCACCAACTGAGCTCCATGGCAGAGTTTCTATTCCGCGTTCACGATCACAGCGCTGCGCCAGGTACTCGCCTAGAGCGGGGGGATTGTGTCGTTGCCGTAGAAAATGGATGGCCGTGGACACAAATGGAGTTGACGACACCGCAATGGCGCATTGTTAAAGTCCCGGACATGAGCCTGGCAGAAGCTCAGTCTTTACTCGCGCCAGATCTCGGGAATCCGGATCTTGGCTATCTTCCTCAGCGGCGAAAGTTCACTGTGGATGAGTCGCTGTTCCAGTTACCTGAGACGGCGGCATTCGTTGCCGATGACACGCGGAGCGTACCCTTCATGACATTCAGCTCGGATCAACTGCGCGGGGTTATCGTCGCTCGTCCGCCGCTGATTGATCCGGACTTTACCGGATACTAACCGGCTGAGATCGGGTAATGCCTACGATAGTTACCAGCTCCATCGGAACCAATAGCCGGGACTACTCAACCATCCAAGCATGGGAGGACGCGTGCCCCTCAAATTTGGTGTCGGAAGATAAGGTTTGGAAGGGCGAATGCTACAACGATTCCGAGTTCACTGGTGGGGTACAAATCGGTGGGCAAACTACCGACGCAACCCGATATGTCTGGCTCACTGCGGCAGACGGAGAGTCATTCATCGACCACGCAGATGCCGCGCCAAATCCTCTAACTTACGACCAGTCGAAAGGTGTTGGTATTTCAGCCAACCCCACCGAAGTTCCGCTGATCGACGTTTACACCTCGAATACCAGGATCGATAGGCTGCAAATCAAACGCAGCGGCTGGCAATTCGGGCATCCGCCAGTAAGGCTGCGTACTGGCAGCTTTATCAAACAATGCCTGATTGAGAACTCTGCATCCGCGCCATCTGGTGGTTACACGCTGTATCTTGACGAAGGGAGTAAGGCGGAAAATTGTTGCGCCATTGCAAGAACCAGCAATCAGCATGGGATCGGCCTATTCTTCTCCTCGATTGCGGATAGCTGCACGGTGGTGTGTGACAGTGCAGCAGGGGAAAGCGGTGGCACAGGTATAAACGATGTCCACGGCAATGCCACTGCAAAGAATTGTGCTGTTTTCGGTTTTGCGACACCATCCGCTGGGAGCTTTAATGCGTCTTCCGGCTATAACGCGACCGACAAAGCCTCGGGACTGCCGGGCAGTAACAATCTTTACAACCTGACCGCCTCCAATCAGTTCGTCAACACGTCGAACGATTTTCGAGTCAAGGCCGGCGCCGACTTGATCGATGCCGGCGGCACGTCTCTCACGACCGACATCATCGGGCAGACCAGAAGCGCACCGGATATCGGGGCGTGGGAATATGTAGCATCAGGGGGCGGCACCCCCCTAACCGTCTCCGATCCCACCGGCGAAGCCGCCGTCGACACCGGAGCGGTCACCCAAACCCACGCGCTGGCCGCCTCCGACGCCGCGGCCACCGGATCGATCGACACTCCGGTCATCACCCAAACCCACACGCTGGCCGCAACCGATGCCGATGCAACGGGCGCGGTCGAGACCCCGGCACTGACGCAAATCCAGGCACTGGCCGCCCTTGATGCCGAGTCCGCCGGTACCGTCGATACCTCGGTCGTCACCCAGACGCACGCCCTGACCGCCGCCGATCCGGCCGCCGAAGGCGTGATCGATACGGGCGCCGTCCAGCAGACTCACCACCTCGCCGCGTCGGACCCCAGCGCCACGGGCGAAGTCGATACCGTCACGCTGCCCACCGGCCTGCTGCTGACGGCGGACGATCCCGCGTCGACTGGGACGGTCGATACGGCCGCGATCGTGCAGACCCACGCGCTGGCCGCGCAGGATGCCGCCGCGACCCCGGCGATCGACGCCCCGGCGCTGACCCAAACCCATACGCTGAGCGCCGCCGATCCGGCCGCAACGGGCGAAGTGGACACGGTGTCGCTCGCGGCCGGGATTGTCCTGACGGCCTCGGATCTCGAAGCGTCCGGCGCGATCGACAGCGGCGCGCTCGTCCAGGTCCATCTGCTCACGGCTCTATCGCCCTACGTCGAGCCCGAGGTGGATGTCGGGATGCTGATTCAGCACCACTTGCTGTCCGCCGCCGACGTGGAAGCCGCGGGGTCCATCGACACGATCAACCTCGCCGGGACTGGCCTCGGCGACATCCTCAACCCGTCCCTGTACCGGGCCACACCCCGGCGCACCCTCCGGAGACTCTAAATGAAGTATTACCACCCCGACTTCCTCGATTTCGGCTTGGACCGCATCCGCGCCAAGATCGCCGCCGGCAACACGGTAAAGCTCCACATCCTCAAAGCCTACGCAGCCGGGGACTCGTACGCGACCGCCTTCGGCAACAGCATCGGCAGCGTCGCCCTGGCCGAGGGCGATTTGACCCTCGGCAACCAGGGCACCAACGGCCGGCAAGTGGCGGTCGCCTCGAAAAACCTCACCGCCTCCGGCGCCAGCGAGCAGTACGATTCCGGCACGGCCACGGCCGGCGGTGCAAACACGCTGACCGATTCCGGCAAGGCGTGGAGCGTTAACGGCCATGCCGGCCGAGCGGCCAAGATCGTCGGCGGTACCGGTGCCGGGCAGTCGCGCCGGATCGCCAGCAACACGGCCACCCAGTTGACCGTCACCGTCAACTGGACCACGCCGCCGGACGCCACCTCGCAGTACCAGATCCTGGACGACGTGCACTTTGCGATTCTCGACGAAACTGAAAGCAAGGTGCTGGTGGCGACCGACGAGGACAGCAACCAGGTCATCACCGCCGGCAACCCGGTCACAACGCCCGCGTGGGCGGCCAAGCAGAACCAGCCGGCGTAATGGTGCGTGGATACCCTGGTCTTCTACCGCGGCCGCGACGCCACCGAGGAGCTGGTGCTCCTGGAGGACGGCGAGCCGGTCGACGCGACGCCGGTCACGCGGATCCAGGTGGATCTCGGGGCGACCGTCGTCGACTCGCAGACCGCGCCGGCCGCGTTCGAGTGGCCGGTGCCGCTGACCTTCAAGCGGGCGAGCGGCGAGCGGATCGAGGTGCAGGGAATGCGACTGAACCTGGCCAAATCCGACTTGGCCGCCGGCCAATACGTGGGCCAGCTCGTCATTTACGACGCCAGCCACCCGAATGGCCTGCCGTGGGAGTGGGTGTCCGTGAAGCTGTATTGAGGTAAGCATGACCGATCCTATCCGCACCGCGATCGTCGCCAAGCTCAACACCGTAACCGATATCGGCCGGGTGCACGCCTACGAGCGCTACGCCAACCAGCTGGCGGACCTCGCCGCCCTCTACGCCTGGAACCCCGGCGGCGGCCCGGCTCAGCTCCGCGGCTGGTTCGTTCGGCGCGTGAAAGTGCACGAAAGTATGCCCACCTTGGCGACCTATAGCGAAACGATCACCTGGCGGATACGCGGCTATATGGCCCTATCCGACGCCGCGGCGAGCGAGCTGGCGTTCGACGATCTGATCAATGCGATCCGCGATGCCTTCAGGGCCGACGATACCCTCGGCGGCGTGGTCGATAGCTGCCGGTTCGATCGGGAGGCCGGCATCCAGATGGACGATGCGGGGCCGGTGCTGTTCGCCAACGTGCTGTGCCATTCGGCGCAGCTGACGCTGACAACGCGACGCTATTTTGCTGGATGAAACACCTTTTTATAGGAGGCATGACATGACCGAACGTACTGAACACGGCATCGGCGGCAGCTACCGCATCAACCCGGACACGGGCGAGCGCGAACTGGTCGAGCGCACCCAGTCGGCAGACGCCGTTGCGGGGACCATCGAGACCCGCCCGGCCGACGCCGCGTCCGGCGAGCCGCTGCCGCCTGCCGCCGCCGAGAACCCGAATCCGAAAGCCAAACGGCCGAAAAACGAGGAGTAAGCCATGACCCTGTTAACCCGCAAACGCGTCCTCTTGGCCAAGATCGAAGGCACGTACGGCGTAGATCCTACCCCGACCGGGGCGGCCAACTGCATCCTGGTCCGGAACCTCAACACCCCGGCCATGGAGATGCAGACCGCGGAGCGCGGGCTGGTACGGCCGTATTTCGGCAATTACGAGAGTTTGCCGTCGGCCATCCATCGGACGTTGGAATTCGAATGCGAAATCGCCGGGTCCGGCAGCGCCGGCACCGCGCCGGCCTGGGCGCCGCTCCTTCGGGCCTCCGGCTTTGCGGAGACGCTGCTCGCGGCCGAGCATACCGGCACCGCGGCCGCGGGCGCGGCGAGCACCATCACGCTGGCGGCCGGTGCCTCGGCTTCGGACGACGCCTACAACCACATGACGATCCGGATCACCGGCGGGACCGGCTCGGGGCAGGCGCGGGTGATCAAGGATTACGTTGGTTCGACCAAGGTGGCGACGGTCACCGAGGCGTGGACCACCCAGCCGGATGCGACCTCCACCTACTCGATCGACGCCCAGGCGGTCTATGCGCCGGTCTCGACCGGGCTCGAATCGGTCACGATCTACGTCAACGACGACGGGGTGCTGCGCAAGATGCTGGGCGCACGGGGCACGGTGTCCCTCGGGCTCTCCAACCATCAGGTGCCGGTATTTCGGTTCCGCTTCATGGGCCTCTGGTCGGCAGTTACGGACAGTGCGTTGCCGACGACCGACTACAGCGGTTGGCAAACGCCAGTTGCAGTCAACCGGGACAACACGAACGGGCTCAGGGTGCTGGGCTTTACCGCGGGGGCGCTGTCCGAGCTGTCGGTCGACATCGCGAACGAGCTGGTGTTCCGCTCGCTGATCGGGGCGACGGAACAGGTGTTGATCACCGACCGAAAGCCCGCCGGCAATCTGACCATGGAAGCGACCACCGTCGCCGCGAAGGACTGGGAGACGGCGATCAAGGATATCTCGACCGGCGCGTTCTCCGTTCAGCACGGCCAAACCGCGGGCAATATCGTCAAGATCGACGCGCCCAAGGTGCAGCTCCTCAGCCCGAGTTTCTCGGACCAGGACGGCATCCTCATGATGCAGGCGAATATGACGGTGTCGCCGGTGGCCGGGAACGACGAATTGGTCGTGATGGCACGGTAGTCGGTGCCGGAGGCGTGAATCGTAGGCCGGGATAAGGCGCGAGCCGTTCCCGGCGAATAACTCAGAGGTAAGAATGAACGAGAACGAATTAGAGCAAGAGATCCAGGCCAAGAATTTGAACGCACCGCGACTGAAACCAGCCGATATCGACGCGACTATCGTTGGCGAAGATTACCACGTGTTTCCAGGCACGACGGTAACGGTGTGCTGTTTGAAGCTCCGCAATGGATTCACGGTTACCGGCGAAAGCGCCTGCGCGAGCCCGGAGAATTTTGACGAGGAGATCGGGCGGAACATTGCCCGCGCAAATGCCCGTGAAAAGATTTGGGCGCTTGAGGGCTATTTGTTGCGCGAGAACCTGTTTCTGGCAAGGACGATTCCGTAACTACCAAGACCACAACTGCCGGAAACGCTGGCGCTTATTCCGGCCTACGACCTAAACCCAACTAGGAAAACCATGTTCAAACTCGATTTAAGCCCTACTTATAAGTACCCGGTCAACCTCGAGCTGGTCGACGCCGACGGAAGGCCGGTCAAGCGCAGCTTCGAGGCCTCATTCGCTCGCCTCGATCAGACCGAGATCGACGAGCTCCTGGACGGCGCCCGGGCCGGCGAGGTGAAGGATCTGCAAATCTGCGAGCGGGTGCTCGTGGGCTGGAGCGGCATTCAGGATGGGGACGGCAACGCGATCGAATTCAGCCCCGAGGCCCGCGCCCGGCTCCTGAACGTGCACCCGGTCCGCCCCTCGGTCGTGGTGGCGTGGATGGAAAGCCTCAACGGAGCGAAACGAAAAAACTCATAGAGGCCGCCCACCATTGGGTGAGGGGGCCAAAGCCTGAACCGAAAGGGGTTGATGAAGGTGACTGCGCCGCGTTCGGGCTCGATCCGGACCGCCTGGACGACGGCGAAGCGGGCGATACGGACACGGCGTTCGCCGTCTGGCCCGAGAACTGGGAAACCGTGCTGGCGTTTCTTGCCTGTTCGACCCAATGGCGCACCGGCATGGCCGGCCCAACCGGGCTCGATTATGCCGGAGTCGAAGCGCTGCTGAGGCTCAATGGGTATGCCGGCAAAGAGCGGCGGGAGCTGTTCGAAGGGCTCCAGATCATGGAACAGGCGGCCCTGTCGGCGATGGCGAAGCGCCGAAAATCCTAATCGTAGGGTGGGTTAGCGAAGCGTAACCCACCGAATCAACCGAAACAAACGAGCGATGAGTCGAGATCTCGAATTAGGCATCCGCATCACCGCCGACGGGCGACTGGTCGTTACCGAGGCTGGTAAGGCGGTGACTGCCCTGAAAGGGATTGAAGCGCAAACCGAGCAGATCGCGAAGTCGAGCGCGCGCATGGCGTCCTCGATGACGGCCGCCTTGTCATCGCTCGGCCGGGAAGGCTCAAAGCGGATTGCCGAGATCGACAAGCAGACGGCGGCATGGAACCGCCTGTCGGCAGCGGGACAATCGGCGCTCGATCAGCTCCACGGCAAAACCCAGCAAGCGACCGCCTCCACCAGCGCCTTGGCAAACGCGATCAAGGGCGTCGGCCTGGTGGCAGCCGGCGCCGCATTGGTCGGTGTGGCCAAAGAGGCCGCCGGCGTCGCGGTACAGATGGACCGCCTCAAATCCATCCTCGAAGCCGGTGCTGGCAGCGCTCAGCAAGCCGCGAAGGACATGGATTTCGTCCGGTCCACGGCCCGCGCGTTGGGATTGGAACTGACCTCCTCCGCCGAAGCCTTCGGCAAGTTGGCCGCGAGTGCCAAGGGCACCGAGCTCGCGGGGCAAGGGGTGCGCGACATCTTTGCGGCCGTCGCCAAAGCGTCAGCCAGCCTGGGGCTATCGGTCGACGAAGCCAACGGCGCGCTGCTGGCCATCTCCCAGATGATCAGCAAAGGCACCGTCAGTGCCGAGGAATTGCGGGGCCAGTTGGGCGAGCGGCTGCCAGGGGCGTTCCAGATCGCGGCGCGGGCGATGGGCGTCACGACCGCCGAGCTCGACAAAATGCTGCAGTCGGGCGACGTGGTAGCGACCGACTTCTTGCCGAAGTTTGCCCGGGAGCTCGACCGGGCGTTCGATTCCGGCCGGTTCGACCGGGCGCAGCACGAAATGAACCGGTTGACGAACGCCTGGACCGAGTTCAAGCGGGCGTTCGTCAACACGGATTTCGTCGCGGGCACCGTCCGGGCCATTACCGCCGGGATCGAGACGATCGTCGCCAACGTCAATGCTGGCAAGGCGGCACTAGACGACATCGACCGCGCCACCCGGAAAGTGCTCAGGCGCCAACCGGCACAACCTCAGCAGCCGATCGATCAAACGGCTATCGCGGCGGCGTTCGACGACAACTTCAGGCCGCAAACCTTCCTGGCCCCGCGCGGCGGGGTCTACACGTTCGGTCAACAAAGCATGGCGTTTGCCGCGCAGCCGATCGATGCGGCGGCGCAAAAGGTGGCCGAAGCCGATGCCAAGGCGCAGGCCAAAGCCAACGAGGAGCTGACGCGCTCCAAAATCGAGCTCTTCAAGGCGCAGAAGGATTACAACCAGGCGCTCGCCTTGGAAGCCGAGCTGAAGGGACTCTCGGGCGAACAGGCCGAGCAGTACATCCAAACCGAGTTGGCCACCCTTCGCGCGAAGGAATCCTCGGTCGCCTCGCACAAGGCGGTGTCGGCCGCCAAGAAAGAAGAAAACCAGATCGACCAGCTCAAGAAGCAGCTGCTCGACGCCATCAAGACCCCGCAGGACGAATACAACCTCCGCGTCGACCAAGCCGCGAAACTCTTGGCGCTCGGCAAGATCAACCAGGAGCAGTACAACCTGGCGCTCACCCAATACCGGGACGCGCTGTACGGCTCGATCCAGCTTCAGGACGCCCACATCCAAGCGTTCCAGGATCAGCAGGCGCGCCAAAAACAGGTGCTCGACGATCTCGCGCAGGAATCCGAACTCCTGAAGCTCTCCAACGAGGACCGCGAGATCCGCACCCGGCAGATTCAGGCCAACGTCGCGGCTTCCAGCCAAGAGGGGCAGGAGATCGCCAAACGGGTCCGCGAGAACGTCAGCTTGAAAAAGGCCCAGACCGAAGTCGCGAACGCGTCGGAATCGTGGTCGCAGGCCATGGAGCAGGGCGTTCGGCGCATCGACGATTCGCTGCAGCAGATGTGGGAGGACTGGATTTCGGGGTCGTCGAACGCCATGGACAGTGTGAAAAAGCTGTTCCAGTCGCTCCTGGCCGAGCTGGCGCACGCCGCGATCACGCGCCCGATCATCATGGCGCTGATGGGCGGCGGTTCGGGCACGGCGCAGGCGTCGCAGAGCTTTGGCGGGGCGATCGTCGATCAAGCCGTTTCTTGGCTGATCGGCGGCGATTCGAGCGGGGGCGGGCTGCTATCGAGTCTCTTCGGCGGAACCGGGGTTGCGGGATCATCGGGCGGCGCGGGCGGGGGCGGGCTGTTGAGTTTGTTGAGCAGCGGCGGCAGCGCGGCCAGCAGCGGGTATTCGCTCCTGAGCGGCATGACCAGCCCCGCTCTGGCGGCCTATGCGACGAACCTCGGCAATGCGCTCGGCATCGGCGGCAATGCGATCAATTACCTTTCTAACGCCGCCTATTACAGCCCTTACCTCGGCGCGGCGGCCGCCAATGCCTACGGCGTCTACAGCGCCCTTAACACCCCCGGCGCCGCCGACTGGGCCAAAGGCGTCCAGGCTGCGTACAGTGGCATCGGTACGGCCGCGAGCTTGTTCGGTTACGGTACTGCCGCTGCAGGGGCCACCGGGTCATTGGGCGCGGCTGGAGCTGCGGCGGCTGCTATGGGGGGGTGGATGGCCGCGGGCTCGCTCGTGGGGACCGGCTTGCAAATGCTGGGCGTCCGGGGCACCAACGCCACCGCCAATATGTTGGGGCCGACCACGGGCGCGGCCCTCGGCACGATGATATTCCCCGGTATCGGCACCATCATCGGCGCCATCGTCGGCGCGCTGGGTTCGATGCTGTTCAAAACGGCCACGCCCAAAGCCTACGCCGGCTACCGCTTCGGGCAAGACAATTCGCTCACGCCGCTGTGGACCAAGCAACACGCGGGCGGGAGTCTCAAAAGCCTGCAGCAGATCGGGGCCAGCATGGCATCGCCGTTCGTCCAGCTCGAAGAAGCGCTCGGGGTCGAGCTCGGGCAGTTCGACGTCGGGCTGAAGCAGAAGGGCGGCCGGTTCGTCCTGACCGGCGCGGACGAGGCCGGTCAGTTTTTCCGGCTCGACACCAAGTTCAAGAACAAGGGCAAGAACAACTACATCGACCGCGCGTTCGATCAGTTTTTGGCGGCCTTGGTCAAGCGCCAATCGGTCCTCGCGCAATTCGACGACCTCTTTTTGCGCGGCGCGCTCCGGTTCGCCAACGGGATGAAGGATGTGCAGGAGAAGTTCAAGGAGGCGGCCGAGTTCAACCTGTTCGTCGGCGCCCGCACCGAACTCTCGGACAGCCTCGAAGCGCTGCGCCAGGAATACAGGAAGCAGCTCGGCCGGATCGGCCAATACCTCTACGGCAACGATCTCCAGTACAAGCTGGACGAGCTGAACGCCGCCTTCGCCGACAAATTCGGCAAGACGGTCGACGCCTTCGCGGGGCAAATCCGTCAGCTCACCGGCGAATCCGACGGCGCCGCCGAGGCGCTGAAGAGCCTCAAGGAGCAGCTCAAACAGATCCAGGTGCAGAGCAAGGAATTGGGCGCGTTCGCGAAGAAAAACGGCCTCGCCTTCACCGCGCCCGACATTCAGGCGATCGGCGCGAAGAGCGTCGAAAACCTGATCCAGCAGCTCATGACGCCCTTCTACGAGAGCTACCTGACCCCCGAGGAGCAGCTCCGCCGGGGTATCCTCGACCGCCGCGGCCAGGTCGCGGCGCTGGGGCTGCCCGGGGATCTGACGGCGCAAAACTTCCGGCAACGGTTCGAGTCGGCGCTGCCGGGCCTCTCGGTCGTCCAGATCGAAACCTGGATGAAGGCGGCCAAGGCGTTGTCCGAGATCCAGAAGGCCGAACAGGAGCTCGCGGCCATCCGCCTGCAGAGCGCCAACGAGGCGCGCACCGCCTACGTCGGCGCGCTGGAGCGGGAAGGATCGGCGCTGGTCACCGCTCGGCGCCAATGGCTGGATCTCGCCGCCGGGTTCAACCAGTTCCGGGCGCGTCTCCAGACCTCCGAGCTCTCGCCCTTATCGCCCGGCGGGCGCCTTGAGGCGGCGCGCGGCCGGTTCGAATCGCTCGCGACCCAGGCCCGGCTCGGCGATCTCGGCGCGATCGCCGAGCTGCAGTCCTCGAGCGAAACCTTCCTCCGCGCGAGCCGCGACTATTACGCCAGCAGCGAGCAGTATTACCGGGATTTCCAACGGGTTGAGGCGGTGCTCTCGGAAACCGAGGCGCTCTCCGTCCGGCATGCGCGCCTCGCCGAAGAGCAGCTCTCGGCCCTGTTGGACATGCTCCAGCAGTTGGGCTCGGTCGAAACCGCCGCGAAGCTCGCGGGCGACGTGGTCGCCCAGGCCACCGGCACCTCCAGTCTCTACCTGAGCCAGGCGGTGCAGCAGTCCGCGGGCAGCGTCATCGCCGTGCAGTCGGCCGGCCTCGCCAGCCAGATCGGGGCGCTGACCGGCGTCCAGGCCAGCGTCCAAGCCGGCTTGAGCGGCGTGCAAGCGCTGTTGGTCCAGGGCCAAGCGTCCGAGTTGGCGCAAACCCAATCCTTGGTGGCGCTCGCACAGCAGCAGGTGGAGCAGACCCGGCAAGCGTGGGAGATGGCGGCCGAGCAAGCCGGCAGCCAAGTCGGCGTGGAGCAGGCGCAACTTGAGCAGCTCAAGCTGCTCAATGCCGCCATCGCCGCGATCGCCGGACGCGAGGCGCAGGCCCTCATCCCGCAAGCGCCGCCGCCTCCGCCGCCGGAACCCATTCTGCCGAGCATCGATCAATTCCGAAGCGGCATCCCGCCCGCGCCGGCCGGGGTCGATCCCGGCCGCTGGCAGGCGGCCTGGGCGAAACGGGACGCCGAGCACCGGGCGAAGTTCAAGGCCAGCCTGTGGACCAAGAAAAGCGGCTTTTGGGACCCCAGCATCGGCAACACCATCATCCGCGAGGCCTTCCTCGAGGCCCGCGGCTACGCCCAGGGCGGCCTCGCCTCCGGCTGGGCGGTGGTGGGCGAAGAAGGGCCTGAGCTGGTACGGTTCAATCGCCCGGGCTTCGTGCACACGGCGGCGCAGAGCCGCGAGCTCGTCTCGGGCGAGATCGTCAGGGAGCTTCGCCAGCTCGCCGAATTGCTCAAACAGCAGACCCGCGATCTGGTCGAGGCGCAAAAACGGGTGCACCAGGAACTGAGGCGGGTGGCCTGATGTTCGGCGTCCATCCCTTCGGTGCGGTCGCGTTCGGCGCTCATGTCGAGAGCCGGGTCGATCCCTCGCCCTTCGCCGAGGCGCTCGAGGCGGGGTTGGGGCTGTTCCTGGCCGAGCTCGAAGCCTTCCCGCTCAGCCCAGAGAGTGGGTTTGAGGCGGGCTTCGGTACTCAACCCTTCGGCTTCGCGCCGTTTGCGGCGGGCGACGAGTCGCTGAGCGTCGGCGTGCGCACCTTGCGCTACAGCGGCGGTCCCTACACCACGGCGGCCACCGACACCCCCGCCTCGACGCCCTACGACCACCGCCTGCAGCGGCTCACCGTGGAGCGGCGCCTCGACGGCGGCGGCCTCCTCGGGGGGCTCGCCCGGGTGTTCGGGGAGTTGGAACTCCTCGCCGTCGACGGCGGGCTCGACAGTGTGGCGAGCGACTACGCCCTGAGCGGCCGCCCGGCGCGATTCAAGATGGGGCCGTCCACAAGGCCTTGCGCCGATTTCGGCCCCGTCGCGACGCTCCGGATGGGGTTGCCCTGGCTCAGCCGGGACACCCTCCGCATCGCGCTGGAGGATTACGCCACGCGGCTCAATCAACCGGTGCAGGGCACGGTCTACGCGGGCACCGGCGGCCTGGAGGGCGGCACCGACCTGGCCGGCCGACCGAAGCCCTTGACCTACGGCTATGTGTCCAGCGTCTCGGCGCCGTTGGTGGACAGCGCCCGGTTGATCTACCAGGTTCACGACGGCCAGGTCCAGGGCGTCCCCGCCGTCTACGACCGGGGCGTTTCGCTGACCCAAGGCGCGGATTACGCCTCGTCCGCCGATCTCCTCGCGACCAGCCCCTCGCCCGGCCAGTACCGGGTGTATAAGCCCTCTGGCTTTATCCGCTTGGGCTCGACCCCGGCGGGCGAGGTGACTTTCGACGTCGAGGGGGATGCCAGCGGCGGCTTTGTGGCCACGCCCGCGGACATCCTGAAACGCCTTCTTAGGCGAAGGCTCTACGACACCGAAATCGATTTCGTCTCGCTCGCGCAGCTCGGCGCGGATCTTCACTATGCGGCCGGC